GGCGTGGAAGATACCATCCTCGGTGAACATGTTCTTCACGATCGGGTGGCCGCTCTCATCAACCTGGTGCGTATCGACCAGCGCGCTGCCGAACGCTACCAACCTGTCATTCATGTTAAAAGGGGCGACGTTGCCCGGGCCGAGCAAGCCGGTCAGCGCCTCCATCCAGCCAGCAAAGACGTCATGCACACTGAAGTCGGGTAAAGGCCCAGGATGAAGAACTAGAACACGCATGGGCTCTGACCACCCCCTTTCGCCGGCTTCCTCGTCCAGGTATCCGGCATCAGTGCGCTCCGCCCTGCAGGTTTAGCCTGGCCCCGAAATAGGTTACGCCAGCATATTCTATTCTGCCGTAGTTCGAGATGGTCATGGGCTCGCACCATTCCGCGGTGCCCATGAGCGTCGGGTCTTTCAGGACCGCAGCCGGGACCGACTCGGTTTCCCCCGGGCCGATGCCCAGGTAGGCGTCCAGCGCGCGCTGGGTGATCTCTACCTGAGCGGAGTCGCTGATGATGAGCAGCACGACCAGAGTGAATCCGGCCGCCTCGTCAATGGTCTGCCCGTAGGTGATGAACGGCGTGCCGGGCACGACCACCGCGCACGGCGGGTTAACGTGGTCCCGGGCCTGCCCGTCGCAGCGCAGCCCGGTGTACTGCGTGATCTGGACGGCCAGCTGGTTGCGAATCGCGGTCATGTCAACTTTGACCACCCCCTGGCGGTTGCTCCTGCTCGCCGGGCCGCAGCCAGCCGGGCGGCGGGTCGGTCACCCAGTCAGCCGGGTCCTTGCCGGCGTTCGGGCAGCCGCCGCCATGCCCGCCGCCGCCGTAGGCGAAGCAGACCGGGCACTCACCGATCTCGGTCATGCTGCCGGACCCGCCCTGGCCGATCTGCCCGATGTCCGGGTCGGTGTACTCATAGACGGTCACGATGGCTGCGCCGACCCCGATGTCCACCGCGTCATCGGTCTTGGCCACGGACATGGCATCGCCCGCCACCGCAGTGTCGGGCAGCGCCTTGCTGCTGCGCCTGCGGGGTGCGGGCAGCTTGTCGCCCGCCGGGCTCACTTCCCGGCGCCCTTGCCGGCCGGCTTGGCGGGCGCCTTCGCGGGCGCCTTTGCCTTGCCCTTGCCGCCGAACGGCGGGGCCTGCTTGCCGCCGAACGGCTTGCCGGCGCCCTGGGCGCTCGCGGGTCCTCCGGTGGTCCCGGTGGTTCCGCTCGCGGCCGGGCCGGTACTGCCGGCGGTCCCGGGCTTGGCGGGCGCCTTCCCCTTGGGCTTGGCTGGTGGCTTGGCTGGTGGCATGGCTCCTCCTGTTGTTACTGGGGTGCTCCCTCGCAGCAGTTCTCTTTCAGCCCGCAGGCCGGGCAGCGCCACCGGCAGCCCACCGGGTCATAGCGGTGCCCGCAGCCGTCGCAGATCTTCACTCGCCCTCCCACTCCAGCCACCACGCCTCCTCGGGCGTGCCGTCGCGGGGCAGTGCCCGGCACCAGCTGATCATCCCGTCGTCGGTGGCCAGCGCCGCGTGGTAGCCGCTGCCGAGCTGTACCCCGTAGATCAGGCCGGGTGAGCCGCAGTCCGGGTCGCACTGCTCGAAGTAGGCCAGATGCTCGCCGCCCAGGCCGTGCTCGCGGGCGGCCTCGAACAGCTCGCCGAGCGGCACGTTCCCGGCCAGCTGCCAGAACTCGATGATGTCCGAGGGCTGGACGCAGGCCCCGGTGTGGATCAGCAGATGCTCCGACAGCGCGACCGGCCCGCACACCGGCAGCAGCTGAAGATCCAGCCAGAGCGCTCCCGGACTTGGAACCAGGCCCGGGACATCCAGCCGCTGGACCGCCATCACCCAGCCGGGAAGCGCCGCCGCTGGTTTCTTCCGCACCGCCGGGGCCTTGCCGCTGGCGCGGGCTCGCTGCGCGGCGCGGGCTACGGCCAGGTTCCGGCGCGAGGCCGCCTTCTGCTTGGCGGTCCGCGCCCGGCCTTTCAGCGCGGCCCTGGCCTTGACCAGGTTGGCCCGGTCCGCGGCGGCCTGCTTTGGGGAGATCGCGCTGACCCGCTTGGCCGCCGTCATAACCGGCCGCGTCCTCCGCAGCCGCCCCGGCTCCCGGCGCAGGCCGCCGGCATGACGGTCGGCACCAGGGCGGGGCAGTTGACGGTGGTCAGGACGAACACCGGTCTCCCTAAACCGGCTGGACTGTCGGCGGCGGCGGGTGCTCTACCGCATTATGGGCGTCCTGCGCCTCCATCGGGATGATCGCCTGGCAGGTATCGCAGGGCTTGAGGTGAACCGCGTCGGTGACCGGGCCTTCTGCCGTGTCCGGCACCCACAGCAGGACGGGAACGTACGTCATTTCTCCTCCTATCAGATTCCGACTTTATGTCTCGGATTGACGAATGCCTGCAAATTCTCCACTACAGAAGTATTGCTCTGAATGCGGATCACGCCGATGTCGGAAACGCCGGCCACGCCGAAAGGCGCGTCCTTGGTCTTATAGATGTCAGACGCGAGAATCCGGTTCGACTCCGAAATCTGCCACGGGACAGATTTCCATCCCCACGGGCCGACGATCTTGACCCGGTCCATGTGGCTGTAGGGCCAGGTGAACGGCAGCCACTTACCCGACTGGACGACCTGGATCTGGCGGAACGGCCGGGATGCACCGGTCCCGGTGTAGTTCGGGTTGAACCGCCCCGGCCCGTAGCGCAGCACGAAATCGGTGCCCCGGACCCAGGTCTGCTCGTAAATGCCGTCGCCGTCGTAATCGACTGTCATCACGATGGACGGGTCATCGACCAGGTCGTCAATATCCAATGTCCACACATTCGTCGGCTGGTATGTGCGGGCTTCTACGATGCGATTGAAATGTCTACCGCACCATTCATTAATCCACCCCGCCGCCGTGGCGATCGCGTTAAGCAGCAGGGAATCGTCGCTGGTGTCGGTGATCCCGAGCCGGTCGTGCATCTCTTCCAGGCTGGTGTACCACAACTGGCTGACCGCGGAGGGCATGACGCGCCAGGTGCCGGGCTGGACGTCGCTGACGACCCCGCTGCCGACCCACTCATACCCCCACAGCCCGTCGATCCCGGCGACGGACGGTGAGCACGGCACGGACAAGGTGTACTTGCCGGTCATCACCTTGACGATGTCGGCGGGCGCGGTGCCGAGGTAGGTGTGGGTGACCGATACCCCGGCCGGCTCGGTGATCACGCAGTACACCGAGGTCGGGTCGGCGGGGGTGCCGTTGCCGTCCGCGAAGCCGGCTGACAGCACGGCGATCTCGGACTGGTTGTCGTAGAAGACCTGCGCGGTCACACTCACCTCCGGTGGTCCCGCACGAGGTGAGGTGGCTGACCAGCTTCCAGCTTAGGCCCCGGCGGCCCTTACGGCCAGGTGCCTGTCACCCGGCCGTTGACCCGCAGCATCACCATGGCCGGGACCGGGCCGTCCCAGCGGATCTGCGCGACCCGGCCGGCCTCGTCCCAGTCCAGGAACGCGGGCTGCCACCCGGTGCCGGGGGCTTCCATCTCGATGACAGCCAGCTCGGGTCCGTCGAAGGCGACGCGCAGCCATCCGTCACCGGTAACGTACGGTTTCACCACGGCTCCTAGCCTAGGTCACGGTCAGCGTATCCACTTTCCGAATAATGGCTTCCGAGGCGGTGACCACCAGGACCCACACCTGGTAGCTGCCCGGGGTCAGCGTTGACAGGTCCCCGGCCGGCACGCCCGCGCTGCCCGGGCCGACCTTGGTCACCACGTCCACCTGCCCGGTCACAGCGAGCGGCGGCAGCGGCAGGATGGTGCCATCGACCAGGGTGACGGTGGTGAAGTCGGTTACGGCCGGGATCTGGTTGGGGTTGGTGTTGACGTAGATCCCGACCCGGGTGATGTCGCTGACGTGCCCGCGGGTGATGGTCAGGGTGTTGGCGATGTACTCGGTGGCGGTGTTGTAGATGGACGTGCTCATCAGCTGCTCCTGTTCAGGGTGACCGGCCCGGCGGACTTGCCGTCACCCGCGGTCGGCCCTGCGGCGGCGATCTGCGCCCGGGACGCGGTGGGGCTGACGGCCACGGTGATGTCAATCTGGCCGGTGACCGGCTCCAGCGAGACCGCCTTCGCGGTCGCGGCCGGCGGCGACGGCGTAACCCTGGGGAACGGCGGCGACGGAGCGCGGGCCGCCGCGACCGCCGCCCCCGCCACCACCGGCTGCACTTCCAGGTCCACCCAGTAGCACTGGTAGTAGCCGTCCACGTAGAGGTACGGGTACTGGTTGGGCGGCCCGACCGCGAACGTGGCCTGGCCCGGCTCGGTCAGCCCGTTGGAGTACGGCGGGGTGGTGGCCGCGGAGTTCAGGAACTCATACGACTGCTGGCCCGCCGTGGTGGGCGGCGCGTACAGCGGCCCCTCGGTGATCCCGCTGATGCCGCAGGCGTTGGCCGTGTTCCCGGAGTAGACGCCGAAGTAGCCGAACGTCATGGCGCTCCAGCTGTCCGGGGTGGCGGCGCCGTTGTAGATGCTGACCTTGTACGTGCCAATCGGCAGGGTCAGCGTGACCGGGGCCGAGATCCACCCGGACCCGGCCGCGCCGGACCAGGACGGGCTGGTGTTCCCGTAGATCCTGGTGCCGGTTGTCCCGGTCCCGGTGGGCACCCAGATATCGACGGACGTGGCCAGCTGCGCGGTGCCGGGCGGGCTGAAGTACCAGATCTTCTGCACGTAGCAGGCTTGGCTCAGCCGGATCTCGGTGGCGACGACGTAGTTGAGAGGGCTGTCGCCGCCGGTCCCGCTGACCGCGTCGGCCTTGTTCGGCCACAGCCGGTACGTGCCCGTATAGCTGGCCGGCGTGACGTCGGTGACCTGGACGTCGGCCCAGAAGTTGTCGGCCAGGGACTGGGACTGCGGCATGACCGCGGCCGGGTCGGAGCTGGCGGTGGAGAACGCCTGGGCGGGCTCGGCGGTGTACGGGCAGGAGACCGGGCTGGCCCCGAAGCCGAACAGCGGCCCGTTCGTGATCCCGGCGGCGTACGGCTGCCCGGTGCCGAACTGGTTCGGGGTGTCGGGGAAGTTCCCGTTAACGCCGATCGCGGCGGTGTACGGGGTGGAGGACGTGCTGCCGATGGCCAGCGGGACCGGCACAGGCAGCGGGATCCAGTTCCACTGCCCGGCGGTCAGCGGCCCGGAGGTGACCACCGAGCCGGGGACGAGGATGCCGCCGCCGGCCGCGCCGGCCTTGTGCGCCCACAGCGCGCACTTGACGGGGGCGGTAGAGGCCCCGGACGGGCACACCCACCACCAGTAGCCCTCGAAGAACATGCCGGCCCGGGTGACGGTGAAGCACGCCCCGGCGATCCAGTTGCCGGTGTAGGAGGCCGGCGCGGACGGGCCGGGCGTGGACGGGAACAGCCGGTAGGACGTCATCAGCTCACACTCCCGCGCCCAGCGGCGCCCGGACGGATACGTTACCCGCGCTGACGGCCGCACGGGATGCCAGCGGGGCGGCGGCCGTTCCGTCGCTGACCGTCGTCCCGGCCGCGGAGACCTGGGACCGGGACGAGGTCGGGCCGGCGAAGACGGTGACGTCGATGAACAGCCGCCCGCGCGGCCCGCTGGCGTCCGGGGCGGTGCCCGCCGCGGCCGGGGTGACGCAGACCGGGGCGGCGAACGGGATCCCGGCGCTCAGGTACGTCACCGACAGGGCGACGTAGTCCACCGACGCGACCGCGCCGGGCGGTGCGGTGCCGCTGCCGGCGGTGATCCGCAGGTGCAGCCAGTGCAGCTGCGCCCAGGCCGGCGGCCCGAAGATAACCGTGTCAATGTGTGCCGGGCTGGTGCTCGCCGTCCCGGCGGCCGAGCCGAGCAGCGCGCCGGAGATGCCGTCGTGCAGCTCGTACGCCAGCGGCCCCATGGCCAGGTCCGACACCCATCCGTTCACGGCGGCGGTGACCGAGTCGATCGTGTCGGTCGGCGCGACCATAGGGAAGGTGAACCCGGACAGGTCCAGCGGCGCGGACGCGGTCATTCGCCCACCCCCGTGCTGACCGAGGCCCGCTCGCCAACCACGGCGGTGATGCCCGCGTTCCCGCGGACCCCGCCCGTGAATGTCCCGGCCGGCAGCACGGCGGCGGATACGGATGCGGCGGCAACCGCGGGCGCGGTGGTGCAGTAGCCCTTGACCACCCGCTGCGGGATGGCGGGCGCGGTCGCGACAGCCTGCGGCACCCCGGCCGGGACGGCGATGGCGGCAGCCGGCTGACTGGCCAGGGCCAGGCCCGGGGCGGTCCCGGCGAAGACCAGCAGCCCGTGCGCCATGGTCGCGTCGTACGCGGCGCCGGCCGCGGCGGCCAGCCCGGCCAGGACCATCTTGGCCGTGCCCGCGGACGGTGTCAGCGCGGCGGCGGATCCCTGGGCGAGCCCGGCGAACGCGTTCCCGGCCAGGGTCAGCGACGGGCCGGCGGCTGACCCGGCCGCGCCGGCGGGGCCCGCTGTGACGGTGATGCCCCGCTGCACGGCCGGGTCCGGGGCGTTCGCAGCGGACTGCCCGGCTCCCGCGGGGACCCCCAGCATAACAGCCGGGGACGGGACCTGCGTCCCGGCCGCAGCCGGCGCCGGGTTCGCGGTGCCCAGCGCGACCGTGGTGACCGCGGGCGCCGGCGCGGACGCGGCGGACTGCGCGAGCCCGGCCGGGCCGGAGACGGCCACCTGGACAGACGGCCCGGGCGCGGACGCCTGGGCCTGCGCGGGCGCGGCGGTCCCGGCGATAGCCACCTGGATGGCGGCCGGCGGCGCGGACGCGGCGGAGGCAGCGAGCCCGGCCGGGCCGGAGACGGCCACCTGGACGGACGGCCCGAGCGCGGCGGCCGGGGCCTGGGCGAGCCCGGCCGGGCCGGCGACGGCCACCTGGGCGGACGGCGCCGGCGCGGCGGCCTGGGCCTGGGCGGGCGGCGGGCTGGCGGATCCTTGCGCGAACGTGGTGACGGACGGGCCCGGGGCGGCGGCTGACGCGGCGGCCGGCCCGGCCGGGACGGTGACTTGCGGGACGCCCTGCACGGCCGGCAACGGCGCGGACGCGGCGGCCGGGGCGGCGGCCGGGGCGGCGGCTGCGGCCGGGACCGGCGCGGGTGCCGCCGCGGTGGCAGCGGCCATGTCCGGCGGCTGGGCGATGACGTACGGGATGCCCAGCGAGACGTAGCTGACCGACAGGGCCGCGTAGTCCACGGAGGCGACCGAGCCGGGCGCGGCCGAGCCCGAGTCGGCGTACACCCGCAGCTGCAGCCCGGCCAGCTGCCCCCAGGCAGGCGGCGGGAAGGTGACCGTGTCGTAGTGCGTGCTGCTGGTGCTGGCCTGCCCGGTGGCGGTGCCGATCAGGATGCCGAGCGCGTCGCGCAGCTCATAAGACAGCGGGTTCATCCCGCCGACCGACATCCGGCAGTGGACGGTCGCGGTGACCGAGTCGATCTCATCGGACGGGACCGGCGGCATGGTGATGCCGAAGCCGGAGATGACCAGCGCGGGGGAGGTGGTCATGGCACCGTCCAGTACGCGACGCTGCCGTCATCGGCGAATACGTTGCCCGGGTTCACCCACGTGCCGGTGCCGCCGGGCAGCACGGTCGCGGTCGCGGGCGGGAACGGCCCGGCGGTGACCGCAGCGCGGACGGACGGCGCCGGGGCGCCGGCTGCGGCGGCGGCCAGCCCGGCCGGGGCGACGGCGGCCCGCTGGACGGACGGCGCCGGGGCCGCGGCGGATGCGGCGGCCAGCCCGGCCGCGACGGCAATCGCCGTGCCCGGGGCGGGCGCTGCCCCGGCGGCCGTCGCGACGCCGGGCGAGGCGGTCCCGGTCGCGGCGGTGGTGACGGACGGCGCCGGCGCGGACGCTGCCGCGGCGGCCAGCCCGGCGGCGGCGGAAACGGCCACCTGGACAGACGGCGCCAGCGCGGACGCGGAAACCGTGGCCAGCCCAGCCGTGGCGGAGACGGCCACCTGAGCGGATGGCGCCAGCGCGGACGCGGCAGCCTGGGCGAGCCCGGCGTTCGCGGTGGCCGCCGTGCCTGTGCCCGGGGCCGTCGCGGCT